GACGATGAGCTAATTGAGATTGAAATTATAAAGTCTGGTCAGGCGATTGATGATACAATATATGGAGGATAACTATGATTACTGAAAACGGTAAAAGAATTATTAGCAAGTTTTTGCTTGGTCAGGCACCATCATACGCCTCTTACATTGCTGTAGGCTGTGGACCAAAGCCACTAACCTCGAACCCAACTAGCGAGCAAATTACAGAGTATTCAGCCAAAGACAACCTAGACTTTGAGATGTTCCGTGTGCCAATCGTGTCACGTGGATATGTAGCTGAAGATGGCGTTACTAGCCTTGTGTTTACTGGTGAGCTACCAACCGCAGAGCGATACGAGATCTCTGAAGTAGGTGTGTTCTCTGCTGGCTCTAACCCAATTGCAGGTGCCTACGACAGTAAGAACCTGTACTCATTCTCTACCACCAGAGAAAACTGGGTATACAATCAGAACAGCACACCAACCTCAATTCCAGAACACTTTGAACCACTGGACGGATCTGACCCAACCAACATTATTTCTGTAACTGATAAGGTGTTTTACACTAACTCTAACAACCGAATCTTCACCAACGAGGACAGAGTTCTGAGATACGAGCCAGCCAGATATCTAAACACTGCATTGGCACTTCGTGGAGACACGTCAGTAACTGCACACTCAGGAGCATATGCTTACGCAGGAAACAACATTGAGCTTACCGATATCTCTATCGATCTTAGCAAGAACTCTCCTGGGGACGAGCTACGACTTGCCTTCTCTGTGATCAATAAGACTGGTGTAGAGGATCCAGAAGATCTTAACTCGCCAGATGCTGTTCACCTAACTGTGGTGTTTTCGTCTCAGGATGGAACTCAGACGGCTACTATGCCAATTGTTATAGAGAGCACCGACGAAGGAGTAGACTTCGACGCTAACAGATACTTCGTAAGCACATCCAGAATCACCGACCTTGTAAAGACCAATGGCTTTACTTGGAGCCAGGTGGACAGAATCAAGATCTACGCCACCGTAGTTGACGGCGGTACACCATCTAGCAACTTCTATATTCTACTTGACGCTCTAAGACTAGAAAATGTTAGCACAACTACTCCCCTATACGGCATGACAGGCTACACAGTAATCAAGACAGCTACTGGAGAAACCTTTGTTAAAGATGCTAACACTACCAGCTATATAGAATTTAGGTTCGAACTGGACGTGCAATAATGGCTGACGTTCTAAAGAAAGCTACCATCAAGTCTGCAGACCTACCAGAGGTTAGCCCAGACAATACCTATATTGTTAGATATCGTGTAGTATCTCAGGACCAAAACAGGTACTCTCACTGGTCACCAATTTATAATATCAATGCTCCTGCAATAGATAAAGACGAGATTGATGGCAGCATAACCTTTTCTGGAACTACTAGGCAAATCACAGTTGGTTGGACTAATGAAGCCAAAGGACCGTACGATGTCTTCTACAGACTAGACGACGGTGCATGGCAGTATCTGGCAACAACAACTAGCACATCATACCAATACTTTGTCAGAAGCACGGTTTCTGGAGACTTTGACTTTAGAATTCAGGTAGCTAGCTACTACAAGGCTGAACCATCTCCACTACTAGAGGTATTCACAGGCTCCGTAACTGTTCCAGCATAGAGCATTGCGTGATATAATATTAACTATGATTAGTAAAATTCCAGATCCAGCACCAGGTCAGCCAGTAGACCTAACATACCTGTCTAAGATCACTAGCGTTATCAATGGCTTGGTAGACAACAACATCTCCAGGCAGACTACCAAGAAGTACGTGTCACTAGACACCATCACTGCTGGTACCCAGAACATGCTGATTAACGAGGTTCGCATGGCAGGTGGCTACGTAGAGGCTACCATTGGTACAAGTGCTACCTCACAGCCTTTTACATATAGATTTTCAAACACAGAGTTCAAATATCCGCCAATCGTTGTAGCTACTCCAATTGTTCTAGACCAGACTGCAACGTCTGGAGACATTAACGTAGTTCTTCAAAGCGTCACAAACTCTAGCATTTCGGGTAGCGTAAGAACAAACAAGACAGGAACAGAAGTTCGTGTCGGAATCTACCTGATGATGATCGGTGTCCCTAACTAAGGTCTATCATGAGTGATGGCAAAGTAGATATGGAGACATATAATGCATCTCCTGTTATCCAGGCAAACAAAAAGGTTTGGTTTTTAAATGGAGATCTTGTACGAGCACACCACCTAAACAAGTCAAACGGCATTATGTCGGTTTACAATATCATAAAGGACCAGCTTGAAAGCTGCCTAATCTCTGACTTCAAGAAGAACCGTGAGAGAGCATACACTGTTGGTCAGACTGCTATGCTAGTTAACCGCCACAAGAAGTATCTGCCATACCTATTTAAACAAGGAATCATTCCAGGACCAACTGGTTCTCAAAAGGGTGGAGCACGAGGCTGGCAGGTAAGAAGTTATTACTCAGAGTCGCAAGTAAGAGAAATTCGTGATATACTAGCTTCCTACCACATGGGTAGACCAAGGAAAGATAAGCTAATTACCAACGACATAACACCTTCGAAACAAGAGTTGACAAGGCGTATGGGAGATGGTATACTGACTTATACGAAGACAGATGACGGACGTTTTATCCCAATCTGGTCTGAATCAATTTAAGTTCTTGAGAGGAACATAGGGTATGAATAACGAAGAAACTAAGGTAACCGTAGGTCTAGGCTATACGCTGAACCTAGGAAACTTCCAGTCACTGCGCATCGATTTGTCTGTTACTGACAACAAGCGTGACGGAGAAAACACTGGCGACGCATTTGAGCGTGTCTATAAGTTTGTAGAAGATAAGCTAGCCGAAAAGGTTCGTGAAGCTTCATCTGAGATCGAAAGCAAGTAAATGGCTGAACGCAAAGACCGTATGGCTTTGCTGAGTAGATTTAACAAACACTATCAGTTTAAATACAACGCAAAGCCTGTTTACAATCAGTGGGCAGAACAATGGGCTGCCGATGCACTCGTAGAATCTTATGGTTTACAAACTTGCTACGAGCTGCTAGAATATTATTTTGATGTGGCACAAAACCCTGACTGGAAGTATTTTTCTAACTTCACTCAGGAGATTATCGATTCACGTCAGAGACGATTACAGGATGATGCCGAGAGGGCACAACGAAGAAAGATGGCTAAGGAGTGGTTAAGTGAGTAGCGCAGAAGACAAACTAATATCTGCAGTATTGGCAGATAAGCAGATCCACGTATTGCTGCAGGCAAACGTAGAAACTATTCTGCGAACACATAAAGATATCTGGAACTTCATTAGGCTCTACTCAGAGCAGAATGGTGCAGTACCGCCAAGCTCTCTTGTGGTAGAGAAGTTTCGAGACTTCTCTCCTGTCGAGAGTATTGGTGCAACCAAGCACCACCTAGAAGAACTGCAGGCAGAGTATCTTAACGACAGCCTAAAGGGTATCCTAATGTCAGCAGCAAGCGACATTCAGAATGGTCGTGGCACCGAGGTACTTGAAACCCTAATCACTAAGACATCAGAGCTTAAGAAGAACACTGCTGTAATCCGTGACATTGACGTAACAGACATCGAAGATGCTGTCCACTACTACCAGCAGCTAGCAGAGCAGCAGGCTCTGGGTTCAATCGGTATTAAGACTGGTCTACCAGGATTTGACAACTATCTCCCAGCAGGTATTATGCCAGGACAGCTGGGTGTATTCCTAGCATATCCAGGTATTGGAAAGTCATGGCTATCGCTGTACTTTGCGGTACAGGCATGGAAGCAGGGAAAGTCACCACTAGTAATCTCACTTGAAATGAGTGAGACAGAAGTTCGTAACCGTGTATTTACTATTATGGGTGAGGGTCTATTCTCTCACAGAAAGCTATCTAGCGGTCAAGTAGATGTAAACGACCTACGTATGTGGCACAAGAAGGAACTAGCTGGCAAGCCAGAGTTCCACATCATCTCAAACGATTCTGGTGGCGAAGTGACCCCAGGAGTTATTCGTGGAAAGATTGATCAGTATAAGCCAGACTTTATCATCGTAGACTACCTACAGCTAATGTCTCCTAATCAGAAGGCAGACAACGAAACTGTACGAATGAAGAACCTATCTCGTGAGCTAAAGCTTCTAGCTATTAGCGAAGAGATTCCAATCATCGCCATCTCATCAGCTACGCCTGACGACGTTAATAAGCTAGACACTGTTCCTACTTTGGGACAGACTGCATGGTCACGTCAGATTGCATATGACGCTGACTGGGTTATGGCATTGGGTCGTGGAGCCAACTCAGACGTTATCGAGTGTGTGTTCCGCAAGAACCGTAATGGATACATGGGTGAGTTTTTGGTCCAGGTAGACTTCGATAAAGGTTGGTATAAGTACAAGGACTTTGAAGATAATTAGTTATAATAGTACGTATGAAGAGCGTACATCACAAGCCTATAAAGAGATTTTGCATTGACGGAACTATCCATGACGACTCAGCACTTCCAAGACTTAGAGAAGAATATCAAAGACTCTTGGTCACGGAAATGCGGTTGTCTGGGTATGTACCAAGGCTTGACATAAACACCGATTTTACGCTACAATATAATCAACAACATAACTACTTTGAATTTAAAATATCATCATATGGAGTATACGTAGGGAAGAAGCAGAGCGAATGGATATCAGGAATAGACGAAACGACAGTAATTTATACGGAAAAGAACAAATCAAGAGAGTCCTTGCAGGCGCAGGAGTCTCGGTTGAATCCGAAGTAGACACTGACTATATCATCTTCTGCCCATTCCACGGCAACCACAGAACCCCTGCAGGCGAAATCGACAAGTACTCTGGCACATTCTTTTGCTTCTCTTGTCACAAGATTGCAGACCTAGTAGAGTTTGTTATGCACATTACTGGCAGAACCTACTTTGAGTCAGTTCGGTATATCAAGAGCAAGTCTGTAGAAACAGACCTAAGCCTAGAGATTAATAAAAAGCTAGTCGTTATTCCAGAATATACCCAGTATGACCAGGTGCTGATTAAGCGTTTAAGCCAGCAGGCACTAGAGTCACCTCGTGCTATGAGATACTATTCTGGCAGACTTATTTCTGAGGAATCAGTTAAGAAGTTTTCCCTAGGGTTCTCCGAGAAGCAAGACATGGTAACTATTCCAGTACACTCTCCAGATGGTATGGAGGTAGGCTTTGTCGGACGATCAATCGAGGGTAAGGACTTCAAGAACACCCCAGGTCTTCCAAAGTCTAAGGTGCTATTTAACCTACATAGGATTAAGGCATCTAGCAAGGTTTATGTAGTAGAGTCATCCTTTGATGCAATCAGATTGGACCAGTGTGGCTTCCCAGCGGTAGCTACTCTAGGTGCAAATGTATCTAACATTCAGGTAGAACTACTACAGAAATATTTCAACAATATCTACATTATTGCAGATAATGATGAAGCAGGCGGTAACATGAAAGACAGGCTCGTAGAAAAGCTAGGGTCACGTGTAACTGTCATACAACTAAATAAACAATATAAGGATATTGGCGATATGTCTGACGAAGACATTAAAAAACTAGAAGTGTCATTTGACAAGTCTATCGCCTCTATGCTAAACTAAAACACCAAGACAAAATATAGGAGAAAAAATGAGTGTTATCAAAGGGCTAAAAAACATCAACGCACTACTTGACAAGCCAAAGTACGATGAGAACGCACCAAAGGTTCGCTGGCTAAAGCTAGCTGACGGACAGTCTGTTAAGATCCGTTTCATTGAGGAGCTTGACGAGGACAGCGCAAACTACAACGAAGAGCGTGGTCTCGCACTTGTTGTAAAGGAACACACCAACCCAAAGGACTACCGTCGCAAGGCTATTGACACTGTCGATACCGAGGGTCGTGACTGGGCTGAAGAGATGTACCGCAAGGACCCAAAGGGCAACGCTGGTTGGCGTGGTCGTCTTCGCTTCTACTGCAACGTGCTAGTAGACGATGGCATCGAAGCACCATACGTGGCTATTTGGTCAATGGGTGTAAGCAAGCAGTCTGCATTCAACACCATTCGTGAGTATGCTCTAGAGACTGGTTCAATCTCGAACCTCTCATGGAAGCTAAAGCGTAACGGTCAGGGAACCGAGACTAGCTACACCCTAATTCCTACTGCTCCAGACCAGGAGCCGTTTGCATGGAGTGGCATTCGCCCATTCCCACTGGAGTCTGCACTAAGCAAGGTTCCATACGCAGAGCAGGAGGCTTACTACCTCGGCTTTGACACACCATCTGTAACTTCATCTTCTAACATCGATTGGTAAGATACTAATGAGTTACGTTGGCTTGCATGTCCACACCCACTATTCCTTGTTTGATGGCATTGCTACACCTGCTGAGTACGTAGAACGTGCACAGGAGCTAGGCATGTACGCACTTGCGATTACAGACCACGGTTCCCTTTCTGGGCACCGTGAGATGTATCGTGCTGCAAAGGAGAAGGGCATCAAGCCAATCCTTGGCGTAGAAGGATACATTACTGCTGACCGATTCGATCAGCGTGATAAGGGTGAAAGAGAGGGTCTACTAGACCTAATCTATAATCACATTGTAATCCTTGCCAAGGACAAGATTGGGCTAGAGAATCTAAATAAGCTCAACGAGATTGCGTGGACGGAAGGTTACTACAAGAAGCCACGCATCGACTATGAGGTGCTAGAGAAGTACTCGGAAGGACTTGTAGTCACTTCTGGGTGCCTCTCTGGTGCCCTAGCCAAGGCTATCGAGGCAGAAGAGTTTGCAGAGGCAAAGCGCATTATTGAATGGCACAAGCGTGTATTCAAGGACGATTACTACATCGAGGTAATGCCACACAACCCTGCAGAGGTAAACGTAAAGCTCCTACAGCTAGCTGACGAATATAAGGTCAAGGCTGTAGTAACTCCAGACTGCCACCACGCTCACACTGGACAGAAAGAAATCCAGGAGCTAAAGCTTATCCTCAATACTTATGCTAATAAGGTTGAGAAAGAGGCTACCTATGAGAAGTCTCTCAAGTACGACAACCTAATGGATAAGCTAGACTACCTGTACGGTGCAGACCGTCAGATGTCTTTCAACAAGTTTGACATTCACCTGCTATCAGACGAAGAGATGCACGATGCCATGAAGGCGCAGGGTATTGATCGTCAGGACATCTACGACCACTCTAATGAGATTGCAGATAAGGTAGAAGACTATGAGATTCAGGACCACCTTAATCTACTTCCAGTCCAGTACCAGAACCCAGACGAAGAGCTAAAGAATCTAGCACTAGAGGGTTTGAGTGCACGTGGACTAGCTGACAAGCAGAACTACCTAGACCGTCTAGACGAAGAGCTAGGCGTTATCAAGGACAAGAACTTTGGACCTTACTTCCTAGTCGTACGCAACATGATTGCTTGGGCTAAGAAGGAAGATATCATGGTGGGTCCAGGTCGTGGTTCTGCAGCAGGTTCGCTACTCTGCTATGCCCTAGGTATTACAGACATCGACCCTATCGTTCACGGTTTGCTGTTCTTCCGTTTCATCAACCCTGAGCGTAATGACTTCCCAGATATCGATACAGATATCCAGGACTCACGTCGTGAAGAAGTTAAGGACTACCTAGTACGCCAGTATCGCCACGTAGCCTCTATCGCAACATTCCTTGAGTTCAAGGATAAGGGTGTTGTTCGAGACATCGCACGTGTGCTAAACATTCCTCTAACAGACGTTAATAAGGTAATGAAGGTTGTGGACACCTGGGACGACTACTGTACCTCTAAGCAGGCTGAGTGGTTCCGTGAGAAGTATCCAGAGATTGAGCAGTATGGAGACCTCCTACGTGGTCGTATCCGTGGTACTGGTATTCACGCTGCAGGTGTTGTTACAGCTAAGGAGCCTATCTTTAGGTATGCTCCAATGGAGACTAGACAGTCGCCAGGATCTGGAGAACGCATCCCAGTTGTTGCGGTAGACATGGAAGAAGCAGAGCGTATTGGTCTTATTAAGATTGACGCACTTGGTCTAAAGACCCTATCTGTTATTCAAGACACTCTTAAGATTATTGAGAATCGTTCAGGCAATAAGATTGACCTACTCTCTCTTAACATGGAAGAGTCTAAGGTATACGAGATGCTTTCATCTGGTTTTACCAAGGGCGTGTTCCAGTGTGAAGCGACACCATATACTAACCTATTGGTTAAGATGGGCGTAAAGAACTTCGCAGAGCTTGCTGCATCTAACGCTCTTGTTCGTCCAGGTGCTGCTAACACCATCGGTAAAGACTACATTGCTCGTAAGCATGGTAAGCAGAACATCGCATACCACCACCAGGTCATGAAGGCGTTTACTGCTGAGACCTATGGCTGTATCTTGTACCAGGAACAGGTTATGCAGGCTTGTACAGAGCTTGGCGGTATGACAATGGCTGAGGCTGACAAGGTTCGTAAGATTATTGGTAAGAAGAAAGATGCCAAGGAGTTTGACCAGTTTAAGGACAAGTTCGTTAAGGGTGCATCTAACTTCATTCGCCCAGAGGTAGCAGAAGAACTGTGGCACGACTTTGAGGCTCACGCAGGGTACTCGTTTAACAAGTCTCACGCTGTAGCATACTCAACGCTATCATACTGGACTGCATGGTTGAAGTACTACTACCCAATTGAGTTCATGTACTCCCTACTCAAGAATGAGAAGGACAAGGATGCACGTACAGAGTATCTAATTGAAGCCAAGCGTATGGGTATTCCTATCCGCTTGCCACACATCAATGAGTCCGATGGCGACTTTAAGATTGAGGGCAAGGCTATTCGCTTTGGTCTGACTGGTATCAAGTACGTATCTGACAACGCTGCCAAGATCTGTATGGACAACAGACCATTCACATCATTTGAACAGGTCAAAGAACTATTCATGCAAAAGGGCAACGGTGTTACTAGCCGTCAGCTAGAGGCACTTAGGAAGGTCGGAGCACTGACGTTCGCTGACCAGCCTCGTAACGATGACGAGATTCGTGAGAACCTGTATGAGTACCTCAACCTGCCAGAGTTTAACATTACCGTACCATCGCACTACTATGCGTTTATCTCAGGAGTCGAAGACTTCGAGGAAAAGGGTTCGTTTATCCTTATGGGTATGGTAAAGGCGATTAAGCGAGGTAAGGGCTGGAGCCGTGTAGAGATTCTAGATAAGACTGGTAGTGTTGGTATCTTCGATGAAGAGCAGACCACAATCGAACCAGGCAAGACCTACTTGCTCCTAGCAAGCGACAACAGAATTACTACTGCTATTCAGGTAGACGATATTAAGTCATCTGACTCGGCACTAGTCAAGTTTCTTAACTACAAGCAGCTACCGTACAAAGAGGAAGAGATGTATGTCATCTCCTTCAAGCCAAGGGTAACTAAAGCAGGTAAGAAGATGGCAACACTAACTCTAGCAGACTCTGCAAGAGAGTTGCACCCAGTAACGGTATTCCCTACTAACTTCTCAAAGGCTTACATGAAGATACAAGAGGGTAACGCATACAAATTTGATTTTGGTAAAACAAAAGATGGAACAGTAATTATGGAGGATGTACATGTTTGATGATATTGCAGAGCAGCTGCACGAAACTGCTATAGATAAAGGCTTCTGGAGTGTCCTAGACGACGCTACGCAGGAGCAGACGGATATCTTTATCACCAAGCAGCTAATGATGATTGTGTCAGAGGCTGTAGAGGTAATGGAGGCTATTCGTAAAGACAAGGGCGAAGAAGAGATTGCAGACGAGATGGCAGACATCTTGATCCGCACCTTTGACCTATACGCTGGTCTGGTTGAGCATGGTTACACCAAGGTATCTCTAGATTACGCATTCAGCAAGAAGACTAATATTAATAAGTCTAG